TATAGTTTTCTTGCATCGATTTGTTAACGGGTTTCGCGCGGATCCTTGAGGGCATTCCTTTATAGTTTTCTTGCATCGGTTTGTTAACGGGTTTCGCGCGGATCCTTGAGGGCATTCCTTCTTATTCTTTTTGACGACTACGCCTGGTGTCGTATCATTCAGATCAAACAACGGGTCGTCGCTCATTTCGGCAAGGCGAGCGAGGCGTTTCTTCTCCTTTTGCTTTTTTTTGTTGTTGGCCTTCGAGTTTTTTCCGCGATTCCCGCGTCCGCCAAACAATCCAAAAAGCATTATATTTACGTTAGACATTTCAGGATTTCAAAAGGGCCCAAAAATTTTGGCGGCGACATGCCTCGTCTTGTTTGACTAGTTTGAACGCGCGGCGGGTATCCGCCACGCTTTCTGCCTCTGCGCGCGCCAGAAATTCGCGTTCCGCTTCAGCTCGAGAGAGTGGCGCTAAAGGAGCGGCGCGTTCTTGCCGCAGTTTCTCAAGCGTTGGGCGGGGGCGCATATCGTCGTCCGAAACGCCAATGACCGTGTCCACGGTATAACTGCGTTTCAAATCTACGTAAGAGTCTCCGTCTAGATATGTCGCCCGAAGGGACGATGCCCCAGCATATTCAACGGGGGCAACCACCAGAGCCCGCGATTCGTGCTTGCGCGCCTCAAAGCTGACATCTAAATCCGCATTGGACTTCAGCCACTCCCCATGCCCTTTCCGCTCTTCTTCGGAGGGCACGTAGTGTCGTTCGAACAAGGAGTTGAACTGCTGTAAAAAATCCTCGGATTCTGTGAATTGGCGTGCTAGAGTTTCTTTGATGGAATCCACCTGGGGCTCGTACGTTTGCGCCACGCTATGCTTGGTTTTGTGCACGTACTCCAAGAGCTTATACGCCTTGGAGAAAAACACAAAGTATTCAGAACCTAGGCCACTTTTATCAGGGTGCACGGCTAACACAATACGCCTGGCCGCCTTGAATTCTTCAGGTGTAAAATTGGCCTGAAGCTTAAAGAGGCCAAGCAAATCGTCCAATTGGTAATGATCCAGATCCAGATCCATTTAATTTCAGAGGCGGCTTAAAAAATGGTACGCAATCTTATTTTTTTTCACATTTAATTTATTCCATTTAATCCAATGAAGATGGAAACTATGATTGGTGCAGTCCATCTATTTATTATGGTGATAAGTGGGTTCTTTTTTTTATTTCCAAAGTCGAAAGTGGACCTATGGTTTCTTTTCATGGTATACGGCACGTTTGTTTCATGGACTCTCTTTAAAGGCCGTTGTTTAATTTCTTATTCGGTAGGACGCCCGAACGACCCAGCGACGAAAACCATAGACGTTTATCGGTTGTTTCCACGCAGTAAAGAAGCCAATGTAGCTGCTGGAAATTCACTCTTAAACAAGTTAAAACTAATATCGGTTTTCATCGTTTTATGGAGAAACAACTTCAATATACTTATGATACTGCCTTTACTTGTTTATAACGCCATGAACAAAACCCGCCTTGGTATCAATCTCGTATTTTTTTGTATTTTTGCAATTCAAATTGTAATCATTGTACATGCGTATCGGTCTACCATTTGCTCTTTTTAACCTGAATCTTGACGGCATTTTTCTTTCCCGCTTTCGGGTCGTACGCCTCGTCTTCGTCGTCCGATTTCAGTTGCTTGGACATTTCCCAAAACTCTTTGGACCCCAATTTGAAGGTGGGGTGCGCCTCTGCCTTGTACCAAAAGATCTGGTCGGTCAACTTGTTACTTTTGGCATTGTTGTTAATGACCAAGCACTCAAAGTTTTCCGTGCACTGGTCCATCACCTGGCAGAAGCTCTCAAACGTCGGAAACATGCCCGCGTAGTTTTCATAAATGCGCTTGCGATTGTTGATGTAGGGCTCCCTTAAGATAAACACAAAGTCAATGTTGGTACGCAAGTTGGGCGGAATCCCCAGAGGGTACTGCATGGTAATAATGAGCATCACTTTCCAGTGACGCCCATTCATGAAGAGCAGACGCATCAGCTTGTCCTTGGTCCACCCCGCGTCGTACAAACAGTCGTCTAGAATGACAAACGTGCGAGGGTCAATGTTACTCCGCTTGTACGTGAGCATTTCCTTTTGAATTTGCTTCATGCATTGCTTTTGTCGTTTCAAAATGTTTTCGATGATGCCTTGACTGTACTCGTCGTGAATGAATACTTTAGGGATGTGCTCGCTGTAAAAGCTGTTGCCCGCTTCCGTGCCTGAAATCACGGTTCCAATAGGGATGTCCTGCTGATAGTAGAGAAGGTCGCGGACCAAGTAACTCTTGCCCGTGTCGCGGCGGCCTATGAGCACCACCACGGGCCCCTTGTTTTCTTGGGACTTGAAGCTGATTTGCCGCATGTCAAACTTTCGCAGTTCCAACGTCATGTACCGCTGTTACATAAAATCCGTCGTGAGGGAGACGCGTCCAATTGCACGCACTTATTCTAGGGAAGACATTGTAAAATGTCGTTGGCCTACAGAAAGAATAAAAACACAAGCCTCTTCCAAGACCTAGACACTCATGTCGGGTTGCAGAACGCGCAAAACTTTGTACCACTTTACACGCGATTCTTTGCCCTCAACGCTACCAATTGGACTAGCGTGACGCTGGACCACCCATCGGAACTGGTCGCGGTTCGCGGCGCGGGGGCGGGGAGGTACGACTGCGCGGTGCGAGATGCGAGCGGCACGCATGACGTGCGCGCTTTTTTTAAAATGTGCCCCCTCGTCGATCCCGCCAAGTACCTAACGGGGGCGTACGCCAACCAAGACCTTTCTTTGCCAACGTTGGACGGCGCCTCGCACCCGAAACTGGCCGAGCTGAACAATTCCGCCTACGTCGATAGCTTCTTTTACTACTTGACCAGTCGTTTGCGGCACGCGGGATTTGTCCACGGTTTGGACTTTTACGGAAGCTTTTTAGGCCACAAGCGCGGGTTTCAGTACAATTTAGAAGACGACGCCGATTTTTGTATGAACTGTACGTACTTTGAAAAAAACAACGGGGTCCTGTTTTCAGTGAACCGCGACGCGCCTGTACGAGAAAAACTTACATTCGGCGACGATGTGGAGCTCGAGGTGGATGAACTGGACGCAGAGCCGTTTGTACAACTCAGCCACGCCGATATCGACGAAGTTCAAGTGTCTGCCCCCAAGGACTCTCTCCGCATGCGCGCTCACTCGCTCTGCTCGTCCGACTCCTCGAACACCGACGGCGAGATGGAGGATGACGATAGCACGGGCAGTTACGGGTCCGCCGAAGACGAATTGGTAGCCACGATTGTAACGTTTCCTGTGCAGCTGGTCGCAATGGAAGCGTGCGACAATACGCTTGACAGTTTGCTGCGGCATTTGACGCCCCCAGAGCTCACGTCCGCCCTCATGCAAGTTATTTTGACGCTAATCGCCTACAATCGCATCTTTCAGTTCACGCACAATGACCTGCACACCAACAACATCATGTACGTACCCACCGACGAACCCTACCTCTACTACCACTACAAGGACACGAGCTACCGCGTACCAACGTTTGGCCGCATTTTCAAACTGATTGATTTTGGGCGAAGCATTTATACCTACGCCGAACGCCGCTTTGTGTCTGACAGCTTTGCGCACGACGGGGACGCTGCGTCGCAGTATAACATTGAACCCTTCTTGAACCCTGACAAAGAAGTGATCGAAGCCAACTACAGCTTTGATCTGTGCCGCCTAGCATGCTCAATGCTGGACATGCTACCTGAAACGCCCGACTTCAAACCCCTTGTGAGTCTCGTTGAGGAATGGTGCCAAGACGACAAACAACGTAATGTGGTGTACAAGCAAAATGGCGACGAGCGGTACCCGTGTTTTAAATTGTATAAAATGATTGCGCGCACTGTTCATGCGCACACGGCAGACGCGCAACTGCGCCGTGCTATGTTTCAGCAATACATTGTAAAAAAGAAGTCGCTAAAGGATAAACCCGTCATGAATTTAGATACTCTTGCAGTCTAAGAGTGCTATTAGTTGGTCTAATCGCTAAGCGGTCTAAAGCGCTAGCGGAGAGCGTAGGCAATTTCATTCCACGCTTCCTTGGCGTTTCGAAAGCGAAACATGCGCGACACAGAAGCGCGCACTAAATCTTGTTTGCTATAGCCCTCGCGCTGCATTTCAGCGTGCAGCTCAGGTACAATTGCCAAAATCATGTTTGTCATTTTGTTGGCAATGAAATTGTCACGAGCGCTGAGGTATTTGTCCGACGCGCGAAACTCCATGAACGACTCGGACGTCAATTCGCAGACCTCCATGTTTTCCATTTTATACGACACGGCACCAGCTTCATCGGAATCGACCCTGGCATACCCGTCTTGGGCTTCGTAATACGATGGTCCGACCAAGAGCGCCGCGAGAAGAGGCAAGAATTTCCCCAGCGTGCCGAAGCGCTGCTTGAAGAAGGCACGGATGAATTTGGTGAATCCCCGCTTCGGGCGGCCCGACATAAACTGGACGGTCGCTAGACGACGCGCCCCCCGTGCTAGGTAGCGGCCTGCGTCTATGCGCTCAAGTATCCCCTCCTGCTCAAACACGTGAAGTGCTTTTTTAAGAAAACGGCGAGTCTTCATGCAAAATTTGAATTGGGGCATTGGGAAACAACAAGTTGGGTTTGAAAGTTTGAAGTTGTGTTAAGAATGTTTCAAGAATAACAAATAATGATTTCCTAGGAAAATTCTAGGAAATTTCTAGGATGGTTCTATGGAATGCCCTCATTGTGGAATTGGCATTGAAATCATCGAAGTGAATTGCGCCATTTTTCGCTGTGGCGTTTACAAAACCACGTTTCAACAACTTCATCCTCACCTCCCCAAGGTTGAATGTGACGCGGTGCGCGACCAAATCTATGGGTGCAGCCGCCCTTTTCGCCTTGTAAACGGCAAACTAGAAAAGTGTGAATACATTTAAACTTATTGCAGTGTATAACGTAAGAATGCTCGTGCTTTCCATCGACATTGGCATGAAGCACCTCGCGCATTGTCTCCTCCGAGTGGAGAACACAATGCAAATACTTGATTGGGACGTGGTGGACTTGACGGAAACGCCCAAGTGCGCCCGATGCGTAAAATCCGCGATCGTTCGTTGCGCGCACGGCAACTATTGCAGCAAGCACGCCCCCGCCGTAGCACCGCTTCAAGGTCTACTCAAAGTCGACCTGGAAGCCCTGTGCATTGCTCACGGCTTGCCGACAGGGTCCCGTCCCGAGATGTCGGCGGCGCTCGCTGCATTTAAAAAACGCGAGACCATTAAACCGCGCACAACCGTCGAGCTGGGGCGCGCGCTTTCCGCCGCCTACGCTCGTTTTCCCGACGTCGATGTCGTCCTCGTTGAAAATCAGATGGCAGCGCGCATGGCCGTTGTGCAGGGCATGGTCATACAGTACTGGGTCATGCGCGAAACGCCCGCCATTGAAGTGGTCTCGCCGTCCAACAAACTCAAGGGGGTGGTTACAGGCAAGACGACGTACTCAGAGCGTAAAAAGTTGAGCGTGGAGCATACGCGCAAGCTGCTGGTGTCGGCCGAGCTCCCTACCACGGAGTTTGACACCCACAAAAAGAAGGACGATTTGGCCGACACGTTCTTGCAAGCCATTTGGTATTTGAAGGCGCGCTAGTCCTCCTTAGGAATGAGAGTGGCCTTCGCCAGGTGGCGGTGAAACTTTTCATCGACGTCTTTGCACGTCATGGCGTACAAGCGGACGTACTCGTCGCACACGGGGCCGTCTTCCGTGCATTTCGGGTTTTCCACGCACCATACCTCGCTCAAGTGTTCGATGAAGCGGCACCGTAGCATGTTGATGTTGTGAGCGATAAGGGGATCCGTTTTGGCGCGATCCTGTTCCCAGCCATGGTCCCCTCGCTTCACTGCCAACTTACCTCGTTTGGCGTCCGTACAGTGGATGGGTCGATCCTCCACCGCGCATTTGGCAAGATTGTCGAGAATGTACTGCCCGATTTCAAGCGACGAGTCCATACGGATGGGTATGTTGCCAATAAATTGCTCTATAGTGGGCGCATTCTTGCACTGCTCATTCAAAAACAAGGCCAAGTTAAAGGAGCAATTCGTATTGTTGTTCATGTTAAGCACGGTGGCGGGGCGCGCGGCGAGCTCCGAGAGAAGGCGCTCGATTTCCGCGGCGTGACGCGCATCTCGAGCCGCTTGTTCTTGGGCCAAGCGCGCATCGCGGTCGGCTTGGCCCTTGGCAAGCTGAAGCACGACCGCTTCCAAGGAGGGTGTGGCGCACGTTTTTTCATGTCGCCGTAAACTCCGCTCTGTTGCATAGGCATTGCCGCAACGGCAGGCATGACCCGTGATTGCAAGGTGTTTTTTAGACGTCAGGTGACGTTTCCAGTTGCTTGAGATTTTTGTAGTGAAAGCGCAATCCAAACACTCCATACTATGTAGGGACATGACACGTTTAACCCCTCGATCTTTTTTCGGGATCGGAGCCACTGCATAATTTTCCGTACTTTGTGTTCTTGGGTGACCATATATGCTGTCGCGCGGGACCGATTTGTTTTAGCACCGAATTTTGGTGCTAACTAGAATGCTTCGCATTTGGCACCAGTTATCGTCACCCAAGAACACAAAGTACGGAAAATTATGCAGTGGCTCCGATCCCGAAAAAAGATCGGTCCAAAAATGTCCGTTTGACGTTTTTCGGTCAGTCACAACTTTTTCAGACACATATGAGAAAAACAACACCATAATGGTGCGGCCAGTTCTTTTGGGTGATTTTCCCGACCTTGTAGTGCCAATACTCATTTTGGACATTTTTAAAATGTCCAATTTCAAATATTTTGCCCGCCTCCATTCTTTACCCTTTTACTACCGCTTATATTATATAGAATGTGTTTTTCCCAAAACATTTCGTTAGCTATTGGCATTACGGGAATTTTATCGGGACTGTACTTGTACAGAAGAAACAAGTACGCGTCTATTGGAATTGCCTACTTTGCCCTTATGGAAATACTACAATATTTTCAGTACAAAGTTATTGACCAATGCGATAATTGGTACAACAAGTTTTTAACCAACCTGGGGTATCTTCATATATGTTTTCAGCCACTGTTTTTCAATTTGTGGTTGTTTGCCTTTACAAATAAACCCAATTTTATATTTTTGCAAATGTCGTTTTTTGCAGGGTTATTGTTGGCAAGCCGATTATTTTTTGTCACCGACAAAACCCTGTGCGACCATAAAAACGAACCGTTGTGTGGTAAAAAAACCTGCGCTCTTTCGGGGAACTTGCATATTTTGTGGAACCTTCGATTGCGCGCTGCGGGGCAATATTGGTTTACGCCGAGCATAGGATTGCACTTTTTTATGTGGGTCATCCCCGTCTTGACTATTTTTCAACTGAAACCTCTTTTAGCACTCTTGCTTACTGGACCGTACATCGCCGTGTTGCTCACGTACAATTTCGACACCTACAAAGACGAACAACCAGCTATCTGGTGCTATACAATGATAGCGCAAATCTTATTTACCTATTATTTTATAAAATGAGTGACGCGTGGCAATCGTACAACGCCTACGCGACCTGGTATGACCGAACGCACCCGTCCCCGTTTCAGCAGAAATGCGACGCGTGTCGGAGGCGACAACTTGAATATCAAGAGCGTCTTCACCAATTGTCCAAATAAAAATTGCGGACGAACTTAAAACTTAAATCCATGTACCGAATGTAAAACCATGAGCGACGTCATTCATCTTGGTCCCGCTATTGAGGAAATCAAATTGGATGCTCTTCCGTCGTCTAATTTTGGTCCAGGCGCCGAATTGCTCATGAACGCTAAAAAATCACCCGCGGCGTCCGCCGCTCCTGAAATTGTTCTCACCGACTTGGATTCTTTAGAACGCGAGCTTAACGAACTCGCCACACCGAACACGCCGAAAAAGGACGACGTGAAAAACATTTTCAGCTTGCCGCCCCCGTCGGCGGTCCGTTTCGATACGCCCATCAAGTTGAACGAAACGGTGCCGTTGCCCGCGACGACGGTGCCTGAAGTCAACAAAAGCTGGGACGGCCTTAAATCCTTTACGACAGTGGACCCCGAAAAGGAGCCACCTAAGCCTGCAATGAGCAAAGAGGAATTGCTCAAGAACAAGTTTAAGTATTTGCGCAAGCTCGAGGAGCTGGAGCAAAAGGGAGTGTCGCTCACCAAAAAGTACAGCATGGACTCCAATTTAGAAGAAATGCAGGGGGAATACGAGACGCTCGTGCACGAAAAAGAGCGGAAAAACAGTGTCAAGTTTCAAGGAAAAATGCTCATGGCATTTATTACAGGGATTGAATTTTTAAACTCCAAATTCGACCCGTTTGACATCAAGCTCGACGGGTGGGCGGAGCAAGTGAATGAAAACATCGACGATTACGACGAAATTTTCGCCGAGCTGCACGAAAAATACAAGTCCAAGGCTACCCTGGCCCCTGAACTTAAGCTTCTGTTTCAGTTAGGGGGAGGCGCCGTCATGCTGCACATGACCAATACAATGTTCAAAAGCGCGATCCCTGGCATGGACGATATCATGCGCCAAAACCCCGACCTCATGCAAAAGTTTACCCAGGCAGCAGTGAGCAGCATGGCCCCGCAAAACCCAGGCCTCTCAGGATTTATGAACTCTGTGACGCGAGACAAACCCTTTTCAAAACCTGATGTGACGCGCATGGAGCCTCGGCGGGCGGAGATGAAAGGGCCCTCGGATATTAGCGACATCTTGAGCGGCCTAAAGCCCAAAACGGTCACCATGGAAGACGAAGGAAGTACGGTTAGCGCGAGTGAGCTGCTCGACATGAATGACTCGCTGAAGATGCCTCGCAAATCAAAGAAACGGTCCGACAAAAATACGCTTCACCTTTAACGGAAGCGTAGCGCAAACGCATACGGGGTTACTCGTCGTATGCCGCCGCGCGACGTCCAATTGTTTCCCTGGGACGAAAACTGACTCACGCCTGCGCCCACGCCACTTAAGGCACCGCCGTTGTTAAAAATGAAATGGCGGGTACTGCCGATGGAATTATGCTTGATTTCTGACGTAGACCAGTGGTTTTTGCCTACGGACGGCGGTAATCCCTGCAGCTTGTCCCCAACCTGGGTCTGGTACAGATTCACCGATTTGGCCTTATAGCTACGAATCGACATCGACGACATCTATAAAGTAATTTAAGATAAAAAAAATCGGCCTAAAGAACATTTACCGTTTTCGAGCAATGTTACAACTCATTGGCCTCTTGTTGTACGAGACTCTACGATTCCTGTGGACTTGGGACAAAAACGATTACGTCACACGCTTGTGGCTCGGTAGCATGCGCATCAATGTGGTCATCACTAAGGTTTTTCAGGCAGTTGCCGTGCGATATTTAGGGCGCTCCTTACAAACCAACATTGATTGCGTCCCGTACACTCGCGACGAAATTGACGTACCCGTTGTCGAAGGGATTCAGGTGGGCGGGGTGATCGGCGCGGGCATGGTAGCCGTGGTGTTTGACGGCACGTCTGCCCGTGGACCCGTCGTCCTCAAGGTGAAGCGCCGCAACATTGCCCGTCGTATTGAGTACGGTCTGCGCGACGCCCGCCGCCTCCTCGCCTTACTGCACTACTGCCCAGGACTCCGTACGCTCGGTCTCGACACCATTCACGGAGAAGTGCACGAACTGTTGTTGGGGCAGCTTGATTTTGTGCAGGAGGCGGAAAATCAAGTGGACTTCAAGGCCATGATGGAAGGCAACGCGTCGGTCGTCGTTCCGACGATCTATTCAGAGTGGTGTACGGACGATCGGATCGTGATGGAGAAGCTGGAGGGCACACGGCACCCCACGCACCGCAAGGAGGCTGCGACGGCCATCGCCTCGGCAATCGCTACGTCCATCGTGAAAGGCATGGTGCATGCCGACATGCACGTGGGCAACGTCATTTTTATGGACGACAAAGTAGGGATCATTGATTTTGGCCTGATGCTGCATTTGACGCCGTCCGAGCTGCATGCCTACACCAGCATCTTTACGGCAGGCATCTTGAAACAGTTTCGGTCGGCGGCCGACAAAGCGCTGCGCTTCTACATGCACCCACCCGACGCTATGACCAAACTGCCCGCGGTAACCCAGGCAAAGTTGGCGGCCGATATCGCGGCGTTGTACGAAAGCTCGGTGCAAGTGCGTAAATCGTTTGGGGTGTCCGAAGTGCTTGCTATGGCAGCACTCGTGCGGCCGCACGGACTGACGATCGCGCCCATCTTTTACAAAACCATGATGTCCATGGCGGCAGGCGATTTATTGATGAAAGACTTGACGCCCGAGCCGCTTGATTTTATTTTGGCGCAGATGGCACTGAAGCTGCTTTCTTAGGTTTTAAAAGGCTCTCGAATAAAAATTGGCGGAGTAGTTTTACTTCTTGCCCCTTTTCAGGGCAGTTTTTATTGGCCTTGTTTTTGAGAATGACAAGCTCGTTGGTTTCGCTCAGAAGCCGTACGCGCACCAAAATGTTCAAGGTGTACTCGCCGTCTAAGTACGGCAAGTTTTCCGTAAATTGAGAAAGGATTGATTTTTTTTCGCCTGGCCACAGGTTTTCGCGAGCGCGCACGGACCGCTGCAGGTACTGGGAAGCTTCGGCGCGTAGAGTGGAGGGCGCAAACGCGTCCACCTCGCGGTCGACATGCAGGTCCAGGTTCGATTGTGTGTACGGAGCTTTTTCGATGGCGCGTCGGATAAGGGCGTCTCCATGGTCGGGCGAGTCAGCCCTCGGCGGGTCGCGGCGGTACGTGTACATGAAATCGCTCACGAACGTTCGGGCAGCCTCCAAGTCCGTTGCGTCGGGGAAGAGGGCGGTGCTGATGTGCTGGACAAGACGGCTGAGATCGTAGTTGGGGGACAACCGCTCAATCACGTCGGCGTACACGATACGTTCGTCCATCCACGACAGCTTGTCGAACTGCAGTAAGAACGCTAAACGGTGCTGGATGCAGCTTTTGGTGGTAGGCTCAAAGGCCTTGACTTTTGCCACCAGTCGGGCGACGGTGTACTCGCTGGTCGATCGAAATGTCGTGCGAAGGTCGAAGACACTTTGGCCTCCTCGACTCGCGTCTAGCGCTGCGTAGTAGGACTTCAAGTAGTGAGGGTTCGACCATCGTTTTTGGTACTCTTTGGCGGCGGAGCGATTGCCTAAAGCGAGGTTGAGGACGTACATGTAGCGCAGGGTTTGTTTGAGCCGAGCATCAATGGTCGCTTTGTACGCCCGCGCGAGGCGGGCAGTCGCTTCTTTGTCGTCGCTGAGCTCGTCGATCGACTTGGTCCGCAGCTCCTCGCGAAACTTAACGCTCATGTCGTCCAACAGAAATCGAAGCTGCTCTTTTTGGTCGTGGAAGGTCGGCAGCTTGAAGAAGCGAGGCCAGTTGTACTGGTACACGTTGAAGGAGAGAACCGTGCGAAGTTGGCGAAGGGCCAATTCGTACTCGTGCTGGTAAATCAAGTCGGGAATGGCCTCGTACAACTCGTGGGCGGCGTACGCGTTGCTTTTTAGGTCGCCCGATTTGGCGAGCCAGTCGTTTGCGGCAGCATCGTCGGTTTGCTTCAGCCTCAAGTACTGTTTCCATTGTTCTTTCGCTGAAATACGGATGGGCAAATGCAAGTCTAATTGCAAGAAGGACTCTTCGGTAAGAGGAGTTTCCGTGAGTATTTTAAAAATGGCGTCCGTATTGGTCTCGGTTTTCGACGTTTCGTTACTGATGAGCTGAATTTCAGGCGGGGCAACGGCTCGCGGAGCCCCATCCATGCGATCAAGGAGAGTTCGCAAGTGCACCTCTGTGGATTTGAGGTCGCGCGGCTTTCTTGCGTAATCCAACTCGGACGTGTCGTACGTCGAAGAGCAGGACTCTTCCAAAAGGTCGTAGGCGGTCATGGCGTAATCCAGTTGGTTAAAGGCGTCAAAGGGGTGATTGTTTGTGTCGGACTCGTAAAGGTCGTGCACGACCCGCACCAACTGCTCCACGGGCTCGTACAGCGTCGCCAGATCAGTGGCGTAGCTTGCATGAAGTGTATTGAGCTCCGCGTACCACGAATCGAATTCAGGGGCTCGGTGCGATTTGCATTTAAATTCCGTCAAATACTTGATGAGGTCGGGTTCAAATTCAAATTTGAGGGGCATGGGTTTTTTACCTGTAAGAACGTCTCGAGCGCCGTCGAGGACGCTTGCTTCAAGTATTTTATTCAGTTCGTTGATTGTGGTGCGAGGATGCGTGGCAGCTTCCGTAATGTCAAGGATGCGCTCCTCGTAGAGTTCAAGCTTGGCCGTCAAGACGCGGTACGTCAACTCGGCGCACGGGGTGGCATGGGAAAAGCTGAGGTACAGACGCACCGCGGGGTCCAGTTTCATCTTTTCAACCGTGTCTTCGAGTAAACTGATGTAGCGCCCTGTTTCGTTTTTGAATTTTCCCTTATTCGGTACCTCAGGGCATGTCGGGTACGCCGCGGGCAAGGTTACGGGCGTTTGATTTACCTTGTAGTTCATTGCCGCAAGGGCCTTCATGAGAGGCGACTCGGTATTGACGGGATGAAAGGGCGAGTGAAGCTGAGGCGACAACGCTTTAAACGTGGGGAGGTTGTCGAGCGGCTTTTCGGCGAGCTTTGCTGCCATTTGAAACAGTTTTTCCAGGCACCGAAAGGATTTGTCGCGGTTCTCGCAGGCAGCAGCTTGACGCATGAGCAGTTTTACCGCCAAAATGTTGAGGGCGCACGCTGTTTCAGTTAAGGTGCGCAGCAATACTTCGCGACAAAGAAACCGCAGGATGAGGGCATCGTAATGCATGAGTCGGGCAGCGCGGTGGTACACACGCTTGTCGTAGTCCATCCATTTTTGCAAGAGACTGGTAAGCGGTTCTTTGAGCTTTTGGTCGTAGGCAGAATTGAGCAACTTGTACAGCAGGTCGGAATTTTTGCGAGTGCCGATCATGAACGGCAAGTCGGCGTAGCCGCTGTAGCGGGTGAGCTGAAAAAAATCGTTGTAGATGGACACGCGGTACGCTAAGTATTCGTAAATAAAGGCCCGACACTTGCCTTCCTGGGTGGGGATGCGCGCGTACCGCCCAACGTGCGTATTCCAACTAATGTTTTTGAACGTACCGTATTGCGTGCGATCCGTAAGGACTTGGCGGAAAATGGCGTACGGATTGATGGGGTCCGAGCGAAAGGTTTCGTAGGCGGCGCCAAGAAGCGCGCTGGATCGAGCGGCGGAGCGTATGGCATGGGTCAGCCCCGATTTTTTGGACACCGCGGTGGGGGCGTTCAGGATGGCCTCGATGCCCGATAAAATAGCATTGCTGTAGTCGGCGGCTTTTGCCCCGCCCACTTGTCCCTCAGACTCGACGTCGCGACGGCTGAGAACGTTTTCGGGCGTAGCATCGATAAAATCACGTTCTACAAGAGCTTCTTCCGTGACGACATCGGGAACGTCGACATCGTCTTCAATGGCGCTTGCGTAGCGGGTGAGCAGTTTTTGGTACACCGAGAGATGCATGTTGGGAGGTTTGACGACCCGCACGGCAATTTCCCGCCGACGGAGTTGAAAGCCAAAAGGACGATATTTTGATTTCAGCCACTCGTGCGCCCCAACTACGTAGTTCTTGCCTGCAATCGTAATCTCGTTGGCAAACACGAGGCTCAGGAGCGTCTGGATATTCGACGACACTTTTTTGGAGTCGGGCTGCGTGTAGGTGAGATCGTTTAATTTCCGCTGAACATCTTGCGCCTCGGCATATCTCTCTTCGGCGCGAAGACGGTCCCGTTTTTCTTTGAGCGCGAGCGTGGTCGCGGTGATTCGTGTCGGGCTTTGAAACTCTTCAACGAGACGAGCTTCGTGAAGAGGAGCGTAAAGCACGGCTTCGTCGCTGGCGGAAGGAACGTTGAGGGTGTCGATGGCTTGTCGAATGGCCGTGGTATCGCGCGCGTCTAAGAGGGCAGCGTCCAGTTGCTCTAAAAGGGTTTTCAACTTTTCGTTAACGCTGTCGGTGGGCACAGTAAGGGGCGAATCAATCAGCGAAGTCAGGTTACCGCTGAGGCGCTGTAGTTTAGGCTGAAGAACCCCATCAATTTCGACTTGAACGTCAATAATGAGACGAGGGTGCAACCCCGTTTTAGAACGGGCATCCTGTTGGAGCCGATGCTGGTAGCGCTGAAGCGCAGACTCGTAGGCCAGTTCTTTGGCGTTGATCGTTTCTGCGCTGCCGTGACTTTCTAGTCGAGCCAATTCTTCGCGCGTGACAGCGAGATTTCGCTTGCTGATTTTGGAAGCAAGCGGATCAGTGATGGATAGGGAGGCACGTTCTTCGCCGACCAGTTTATCCTTGAGGTGCACTGCCCGCTCGGCAGCTTGGCGAGCCGTGTCGTATGCAAGGCGGGTGTCGCGAACGAGGCGGGCCAGACGAACCCGATCCTGTTCTTTGCTTGTGGGTTCTCGTTTTGCAGCTTGAGGAGGCGCGCTGGGTTGAAGAGGTACAGGCGTCGGAAAAGGCGGCACAGGCGTGCTGGGCTGCTTCGGAACAGGCACAGGCGGGCTGGGCTGCTTCGGAACAGGCACAGGCGTGCTGGGCTGCCTCGGAACAGGCACAGGCGTGCTGGGCTGCCTCGGAACAGGCACAGGCGTGCTGGGCTGCTTCGGAACAGGCGGCAGCGCGGGCGCAATCTCCATGGTTTGTTCTGTTCTTTTAAATTCGCGAGTCGGAAAAATACGTGTACAACCTGTCCGCATCCGACACTGCTTTTTGTTCGTGCGCTAGTTTGACCGTATTTAGAGCGGCCTTGAGCTCGGTTTCGGTGATTGCACCTTCTGCAGGCTGGCCTGAGCGGTGGTAGTTGCGGTGGCACTCGGGAAGAATGCAGAGGGGACTGGTTTCGTTCAACAAATGCTGAGTAAGAACAAAAAACAACGAGGTGAGAATGATGGCCAGCAAAATGTCGCGGGTGCCCATCCAGCAGACGGCAAATATAATGACTTCTCGCGCGACGTTGTTGCGCAAGTAGGCTTCTTGGGAATCGGATAATTTTACGGTAATGTATTTGGACCCAATGTTCATCAGGATCATCAATACACCCGCGAACAACTTGGAATTGTTAATGAAGCCTGCTCCTTTGTGAATGTGCTCAAGAACCACTTTCACCATACTTAGTAGAGGTTATAAAAATTTTCGTCGTCGAAGTTTGCGATGCAGGTCCCGCAAGTACCCGCGATACGGAATGTTGTCGATGAGAGCGTTTTTCAACCCTTTGGCGTGATAGGACGCCGCTTCTAGCGGATTCGGTAGTCCCTTGAACGAGCCAAAGTCCGTCTTGATTTGCAGACTAAACCCTTCTCGGGCCTTGAAAAGAAAGAGAAGCGCGATTCCGAGAAGAGCTAGCTTCCACATATACTAAAGTTTTAGAAAAGGGTATACGGCTGGGGAATTTCGGCGACGGGGTCGCCTGCGGTGCGCAAGGTAGGTCGGAAAAACGATTCTTGGGGGCGGAGAAGTGTATCCAGGCCCAAGCGATCCATGCGCGGGGGGCGCCAGGAATTGGTCGGAGCCTCGTACAGCACGCGCAGCAGCACGACAGCTGCTAAGCAACCGAGACCGATATGCACGTGCCCGAGGTACACGATGACCGCGACTAGGCCAAGTTTGGCCATCGGAACTCGCTTGAGGGAATCGGGCCAGACAAGCAGAGCAAGAAGTAGAAGAAAGACGGCAAATTCAGCGAGGCGCATATAGTGGGAGAATACATTTTTTTTAGTGATTTTAATATCTGTAAGTAAGTAAGCCATGTCCCTACGAGATTGGTCGTCTCCATATAATGAACCCAACGTGGTGGCGACACGCGCCGCCCGAAAGAAAGTAAACCTTGCGCAGCTGAATGCAGTTTCGGAGGAAGACACGTTAGCAGACTTTCAGCCGATGAGGCCTGAGCCGCCCGAGAAAAAAGAGCAGTTTGAAAAGGACCCTTACCCGCCTCTTGCAGAGCCTCAGGAGAAACGCCCTGAGAAACCATGGCCTCAAGTTCCCGACCCGTACCCGCAGCTGGCTGTGGATACGACTCCGCAAACGGACCTCTCGTCCCAAGTGGCCTACATGATTCGCCTCCTGGAAGAGCAGCGGGACGAAAAAACGGGGCACGTGACAGAAGAAATTATTTTGTACTTGTTTTTGGGCATTTTTGTTATTTTTGTAGTCGATACGTTTGTCAAAACGGGGCGATACTCGCGGTAGAAATTCAAAGGGAAGATTGGGGGGTACACAGTATGGGAAACGCGCAACCCTTGCGCGTGAATTTTGAAGATGTGCAAGCGGTGCAACAAGGCACTGCTCTACTCATCAATGTGTTGGACAATTCCGACCAGTCCGTACTCATTGCAGGGACTGTGAAAACGACCGAGGAGGTAGCCGCCGTTGAGGATGCGCTGCGGCGCAAATTTCCAATTATTGTTTACGGAAAACACGCGAACGATTTGGCGGCTATCGCCAAGTGCGCCCAGCTTCACTCGCTAGGGTCTCGCCCTTACCTCTACACGGGAGGGCTGTTTGAGTGGCTGCTGCTGCAAGACATTTATGGAGCTGAAGCCTTTCCCACTATGGGAAAAACGGTGGATTTATTGCGCTATAAACCACCAACAGTGATGAGCAAACGGTATTTGACCAACTAAAAAAAATACGACTCTTATACTTCAGGTTGCTCGAGGGCTTCGGATTGTTTCGGGGGAGCGCAAAATTCTTTTAATTCGTGAATAAGAGTGTCGAAGGTACATTTGTAGGCGCGATTGTCGGTTCGTTTTGTCATTGAGCTTACAATTTTTCGCGTCGCAGATTCGTTGAAATCTTCGCTGGACGGAAAATCCGACGCCAGCGTGACAAGGTAAAACTGCTTGGCGTGAATGTGGCCGTCTTGCTGCCAGCGCTCGCGACACGTAGTTTTGCAGCTCACAACGGCAAGATCGCCAATGGAGACGCCTTCGTGAACGTCCCCCACAACAAAATCAATAAGATTACGACAGGACTTGAATGCGGTCCCCGACGGCATGACTCTTTCCGCGCTATCAATGGGGACTTGCGCCTGAAACGGGATGGCGTGTTCTACCAGGAGCTCGCGCACCATGGTTTCAAGAAATTTTCCGTTGCGGCTTTTATCTCCTTGGTTGATGGAAATGCTTTCTTTGAACACTTTGGCCCAGTAGTCAAAATCGTCAGCGGGGGCTTCCATTCGTCGCATCAATTCTCGCACGCGGATCACTGCTTTGACCTCTTCGTGCTCGCGGTGCTTTTGGAGAACCGTTTCATTAATGTTCATTTTTAGTTCCCGAATCAGGGCGCCCCTGGTTTTCAATTTTTTTTAAAGACACTCAAAAAGAAATGCCGTACACACTTCGCAAGAATCCGCGGTCCAACACGTACCGTGTAGTGGGAAAAAACGGCAAGGTATTTGCTTACAGGACGTCGTTGCGCAAGGCGAAGCGTCAAATTCGATTGCTCTACGGGTTAGATTACCACAAGAGATGATAGCTAAGATAGGCGGCCGACGCTTTAGGGTAGGAGGCCCATTTATGGTTTCTAGTTTTGAAATTCTTGATTCGCGCAGGGTCGCGATGAAACGTGGCGTCTTGGTATCCCATTTGGCCAAAGTGTATTTTTCGCGTTCCGTCGAGGAGCATGTATTTTTTATCTTTGCGCGACGAGACCCGAACCGTTAAGTGCAGTCGTGAGGCGCGTCGCTCGACTTCGGCAGGGTTAGAATATTTTTTCAGCTCTCTCAGTTTAGGCATTGTGAAAAGAATATAAAAGAATTCTTACGGGTATCAAACTATATTCGGTTAGCTCAGTTGGTAGAGCGCTTGACTTTTAATCAAGTGGTCGGGGGTTCGAGTCCCCTATCGAATGTCCGTTACGAAATAGTATCCGTGGTAGCCAAGGCTGGCGAAGGCCAGCATGAGAAGGAGATCAAAGACTTTGCGAGGCGTCTTATCTTTTTGAACACCTATGTAGAGAAGAATGGGTCCGACCAATAGAATGTGCAAATAGTTGACCCACGCGTCTTTTTTGAAAAAAGACTTGTAGGCATGGTACACAATAATCAGCGCCCCTAAGCCTAGAAGTACCGAATACATGATTGTCGGCATGCGGGTGCGGGTCAACGCGACGTAGAAGAACAGGCCACTTACGAAGAAAATGTGAAAGAGGTGCACAAAAGTATCCATTATATAGAATGGGATTTCATTACAGAAATACGGAAACCCGCGGAAAAAAAATTCGTCGGGTAGTCATACGCGGCGGAAGTGGGTGGAAGTCCATCACGCACGGATCTCGCACGGCGCGTAAGCGGTTGACGCGGCGTGAAGTGCATCGCATTAAAAAGCGCGAGTTCATCCCAGGCCTCTTTTTAGACCTCGGAATTTGAACAAGCAATTAAATAAAAGGCTCGCCAACGTACATG